GGCTTGGGCCCGGTGCCCGCTGACGTTGAAGGCGTACCGCTGCCATCCGCAACCCGGGCCGAGCTGGACAAGGCGCGGTTCTCCGTGTCGCAGACCTACCCGGATTACCCGGGCGTGTTCTGGGGCGACGGCAACATGCTCGATGCGCCGGACAGTGACTTTCAGGTGATCGAGTACCTGCGTCTGGCCGACAAGGCAGCGCGCCAGGTGCGTCCGTTGCTGATCCGTCGCGTGGGTGACCGTCGCCTGAACAACACCCCCAACAGCATGGCCGCTGCGATCAGCGCGTTCATGAAACCCCTGCGCCAGATGGCCAAGTCCGCCACGTTCGCCGGCCAGGTGTTCCCGGGCGAGATCGAAGCACCCAAGGACGGCGACATCGTCCTGGTGTGGCACAGCAAAACCAAGGTGGAGGTTTACATCAAGTTCCGCCCGCTCAACTGCCCGAAAGACCTGACGGCCAACATCGCCCTCGACCTTTCCACCGACGATTCGGAGTAACCCCTATGTCACGTATTGGCGGCAAGAACTTCGACGTGAACCTGGGCGATCTGCTGGTTCACGTCGAAAGCTGCACCCTGGATATCACGGACAACACCGCGGTGGCGCAGAGCGGCGGTGTCCCCGACGGACACGTCGACGGCGACGTGTCGGGCAGCGGGGAAATGGAGTTCGACACCAGCAACTTCAACCTGCTGATCGAAGCCGCTCGCACGGCTGGCAGCTTTCGCGAGCTCGAGCCATTCGACTCGATTTTCTTTGCCAAGGCCGGCGACGAGGAACTGCGTATTGAGGCCTTCGGTTGCAAGTTGAAGGTATCGAGCCTGCTGAGCATCGATCCGAAAGGTGGCGAGAAATCCAAGCACAAGGTGCCGTTTGACGTCACCAGTCCGGACTTCATTCGCATCAACGGCGTGCCGTACTTGGCCGCTGCCGAGATCGAGGGTCTGCGCTGATGTCTTGCCCGTTCGATCGCGCCCAGGCAACGGAGCAACGCCAACGCGACCAAGCGATTGCCGCCCAGTTGGCTCAGCCGCGCCCGATCGGGCCAAGCCGTAGTAAGTGCCTGGACTGTGACGGCGAAATCCCAAAAGCGCGCCAGGCGCTTGGCGGGATCTTGCGTTGCGTGCCATGCCAGTCAATTTTTGAGAAAGAGGTTCGCCGATGAGCACGAATCAGGCCGCTCAGGACACCGCCATTGTATTCCTCAAGGCGTCACCGGCAATCGGCGTGGCCGCTACCGGCGTGACAGGTGCCGTCGATTGGTCAGCGGTAGCCTACATGCTGACCGCGCTCTACATGGTGCTGCAGATCGTGCTGCTGGTCCCCAAGTACCGTCAGATGCTGCGCGACTGGAAGGGCAAGTTATGAGCCTGCGCGGAAAGATCACCGCCGGCGCGCTCACCCTGTGCAGTTCCGGGTTGGTGGTGTTCCTGGGCACCTGGGAGGGCAACGGCCAAAACGTCGTTTACGCCGACCAGCTAGCGCGGGGACTGCCGACGGTGTGCAAAGGCATCACGCGCCACACCAGCCCCTATCCGGTTGTGATCGGTGACTTCTGGTCAGACGCTCGCTGTGACGAGGTGGAGCAGCTGGTGATCGAGAACAACCAGCTGCAACTGGCCGACTGCATCACCAATCAGCAAGTAGGGCAGAACACCTTCGACGCGCTGAGTAGCCACGCGCACAACTTCGGCGTACCGACGACGTGCGCCAGTCGTGCAGTCGGCCTGATCAACGCCGGGCGCATCGCAGAAGGCTGCCAGGCGATGGCCTGGGCTCCGGATGGCAAAACACCGGTGTGGGCCTTCGTTACCGACGCTCAGGGCCGCAAACAGTTTGTTCGCGGACTGCATGCGCGGCGCCTGGCGGAAGCGAGCCTGTGCGCGCAATGACCATTCATCCGTTGCGCCTCGTCCTTTTTCTTCTGCTGTCCGGGCTGCTGGTCTGGTTTGCATTTGACCAGGTGAGCGATCAGCTCGACACCGCGCGCCGCGAACGCGACGACGTCCTGCGTGAGGTTACTGACCTGCGCGAAACGGCCCGAATCAGCGGTGAGAAGTTGGCCTCACGCGATGCGATCGATCTTCAACGTACCCAGGAGCTGAGTCATGCGCTCAATCAAAACGATGACCTGCGCCGCGCTGTTGACGATGGCCGTCAGCGGCTGCGCCTCGCCGCCACCTGCAGCACCGCTACGCACGCCCAATCCGGCGCCGGCCGCGTGGCTGATGCAGGCACCGCCGAACTCACAGCAGACGCTCGATCGGATTATTTCACCCTCAGAAATCAGCTTGCCCTCAGTCGGCAAATGATCCTGGGCCTGCAGGACCACGTGCGCCGGATCTGCCTGCGCTGACCATCACCTTTAACCCTAATGGAACAACGACATGACCGAGAAACGCGATATCACCCTGGAAGTCGGCGACAAGGAATTCACCTTCTCGATGACCCCGCAGGACGTGACCAAGTACTTCAACGCGATGACCGCCAACAACAAGGTGTCGCCGTCGCACAACCTGCTCAGCAACACCGTGGCGGCCGATCAGCGCACCGAACTGCGCACGCTGCTGGCCAACCCAGTGATGACGATGCAGATCTCCGGCGCGCTGCTCGAGGAGTACGCCCCGGACGTTGAAATCATCGTAAAAAAGCACTCGAGCACGCTGATCGCCTGAGTGAAGACGGACTCGGTCAACTGATGACCTTGTCCAGTCGCTGGCTGCCTGGCGCTGAGCCCACACCCGAGGTGATGGGCGCGGCCAAGTGGCTGGAGGACGAACACTGGAGACGCATGGAAATCGCCGTGGCTAACGGCATCGCTCATGCACTGAACGGATAAATACACATGGCTGACCGCGCTGCTCGCCTGGCCTTCATCTTGAGTCTGACCGACAAGGTCACCGCGCCCCTGGGCAAAGTGAAAATGGGGTTTTCCGACCTTGCCGAAAAGAGCGAAAAAAACATCAAGACGATGGGCCTGGGGCTGGGTGGCATGGTCGGTGCCGGTGTGGCCATTACCGAATCTTTGGCACCGGCGCTGGAGATGAACCGCGCCCTGGGCGAAGTCCGTTCACTGGGCGTGGCTGAGGATGCGTTGTCCGCGCTCAATCAGAAGGCCTTGGAGTTCTCGGTTACCTATGGCGAAAGCGCCCGGGACTTTGTCGCCTCGGCGACCACCGTTGAGGGCGCTATCAAGGGGCTGACCGGCAACCAGCTGGCAGTGTTTACCAATGCTTCCGACGTGATGGCCAAGGCGACCCGGACCGATGCCGAAACGATGGGGCATTACGTGGGCACCATGTACAACCTGTTCAAGGGCCAGGCCGACGCCATGGGCAAGGGCGAATGGGTGGAAAAACTCGGCGGCCAAACAGCGCTGGCTGTGCAGCTGTTCCGCACTGACGGCGCGCAGTTGAAGGACGCATTCAAGGAAGTCGGCTCGATCGCCACCACCGCCGGCGTGGACCTGGCCGAGCAGTTCGCCGTGATCGGCTCGCTCAGCAGCACCATGGAAGGCGGGGACGCTGGCGGCATCTACAAATCATTCTTCGAGAACATCGGCGGGGCTTCGGAAAAGCTGGGGATGAAGTTCGTCGACCAGAACGGCAAGTTGCTGCCGATGCTCGACATCCTCGACAAGCTGGAAGGTAAGTTTGGCGACCTGAACAGTGCCAGCACCGGTGCCAAGCTGATCGAAGCCTTCGGCGGTGAAGGCGCCCGCGTGATCACCGCACTGACTAAGGACACCGACCGCCTGCGCAATGGCATGGACCAACTGGGCAAAGTCCGAGGCCTGGAGAACGCCGAGAACATGGCCAAAGCCATGGTCGATCCGTGGCAACAGTTCGCCGCTGCCGTCGAGTCGTTGCGCATCGCCTTTGGCCAGGTGCTGATTCCGATCCTGGCGCCTCTCATGGATAAGCTGGTGGGCATCGGGAAAGCCCTTAGCCGCTGGTCGCAGATTTTTCCAAACATCACCCGCGTGATCGGCATCACCACGCTGACGATTTTGGGCATCGTGGCCAGCATGTCGTTGCTCACCCTCGTGGTCGGGATCGCCCGAACCACCTGGCTTGGGTTGGTCACGGTGTGGAAAGTTGTACAGCTGCTCAATCTGCGCACCGCTGCCGGGTTCGTGCTGCAGAAGCTGGCCATCCTGGCTTATACCGCCGTGATCTATGGACTGAGTGCCGGCCTGGCCGTCATTCGGGGCGCCATGATGCTGTGGCAGGGCGCGATCTGGCTGGTCAACTTTGCCCTGACCGCCAATCCGATCGGCGTCGTGGTGATGGGGATCGCCGCCCTGGTCGCGCTGGTCATCGCCGCCGTCTACTACTGGGACGAATGGACTGCCGCGCTGCTCAACAGCGAGGCGTTCAAGTGGATCAGCGACCAGTTCAAAACGCTGTCCGACTGGTTCGGCTCCATGGGCGGCTGGTCGAGCATGGCCAAGGGCGCGTGGGACAGCATCGTCGGCGTCTTCTACAAGGCCATCAACAGCCTGATCGAGATGATCAACAGCATCCCGGGCGTGAACATCGAAGCGCGTTTTGGCGGCATGCCGGAAGTGCCCGGTGTCGACGCGGCGGTGAGCGCGGCCAACGCCGCCAGCACCGCGCAGAAAACCCAGCAGACCATCAATGCGGCGATCCCCAGCCTCTCACCGTCGCGGGCCTCTGCCGTGCCCCCGGGCGGGTTGCTGACCAGCATTCAGAACACCAGCAGCCAGAACAAGGGCACCCACGTTGAAAACGTGAACATCCACACCGCCAAGCCACTGACCCCGTTGGAGCTGGAAAACATGGTCGCGATGGGGGTAGGCGGATGAGTCTCTATATCGATCTGCTGATCACTGATAACGACCTGACCCTGGACCCCTCCAGCCAGCCGCTGCTGGTGGACGACCGGGCCAG